AGGTAGCCGAAGGGCTCGCCATATACAATATGCTCAGACAGCACAAGGCAAAAGTAATTACATATTGTGATGGTTTTGCCTGCTCGATAGCAAGTGTTGTATTCATGGCAGGAGATGAGAGAATAATGAACAATGCTTCACTGCTTTTTATCCATAACGCATGGACAATGGCTGCTGGCAATGCAAATGATTTACGCAAGACTGCGGAAGATCTTGACAAAATAACAAGCGCATCGATCAAGGCATACATGGAGCATGTGAACATATCGGGAGAAGAACTCAGGGAGTTGCTCGATAACGAGACCTGGCTTACACCTGATGAGGCGCTTGAGATGGGCTTTGCGACAAAAATTGTCACAGAGAGCATTAAGAATCCAAGCCAGAGTGCGAGAATGGCACTCTTTAGGAGAGTTACACAACCACTCAAGCAAATATCCAATGAGGATGAAGCGGATCCTATACCTGAACCGGAATCACCAAAACAGGAGCAGGAACCGGAGCAAAAAATAAATAATCTACTAAAATTCATAGCGGCTATATGCCATTAAAAATTTGCAAAAAAGGGGAGATTTTTGAATGAAGAATTTGGATCTTTTGAACATGAAGAAGGCTGAGATAGCCAACAGAATGAATCAGGCAGTTAAGGAAGGTAATGAGGAAGCATTCCAGCAGGCATTCAACGACTTTACAGACATCTTGCAGGAAGCTGTCCTTGCAGAGGCAAGAGGATTGGTAGAAGCAAATGACAATTCAATCCTCATGGGCAGAGGAGCAAGAGTGCTTACCAGCAAGGAAAGGGAATATTATGAGAAAATCATTGACGCAATGAAGAGCTCTAATCCAAAGCAGTCCATCTCACTTGTTGATGAGACCTTGCCCACAACCGTAATTGATGCAGTTTTTGATGACATTGTGGAGAGCCATCCATTGCTTAGTGCAATCAACTTCCAGAATACGGGATTGCTGACGGAAATTCTTGTATCTACACTTGACGGAAGATTCAAGGCGACTTGGGGACCGATATGTGGAGAAATCGCCAAGGAGTTGTCCGCAGGTACCGCTGTAATAAATCTCCGTCAAAAGAAATTGACTGCCAACATACCAGTCTGCAAGGCTATGCTCGAGGCAGGACCAACATGGCTTGACAGATATGTGAGAACAATCCTTGCTGAAGCCATTGCCAATGGCCTTGAGGAAGCCATTATTGATGGAACTGGTTTGAACGAGCCTGTCGGCATGAGGAGAAATCCCAATGGTGCGTTGGATCCTGTGACAGGATATCCTCTGACGGTTGCAGTACCTCTTGCAGAGATTACTCCAGAGACTTATGGAGGCATCCTGGCCGACTGGGCTCAACAGAGCAATATCCGAGGTAATTTTCATAGTCAATCCTGTTGACTATTTCACAAAATTAATGCCCGCAACCACTCAAATGGTCAACGGAACCTGGGTAAAGGACATATTCCCATTCCCGACCAGGGTAATTCAATCTGTGCATATGCCACAGGGCGAGGCAATTATAGGACTTGCCAATAGGTACTTCTTCGGCCTTGGCACCGGAGAGGGCGGAAGGATAGAGTATTCAGATCACTATCACTTCCTTGAAGATGAAAGAATGTACATTACCAAACTCTATGGCGATGGCAAGCCTCTTGACAATGTCAGCTTCAAGCGTGTGGACATCAGTGCTCTGCATCCTGCACATCCTGTAGTAAGAGTAGCTGACTACATAGACGCTAGAATAGAGGAAATGGTGCTGAAGACAGAGAAGAACGCTACAATCAACCTCAACTTCAATAAGAACATCCATGCATACACAGCGGAGATTGAGGACGTAGCAGCACATGGCGACAACGACACTGCTACGCTGACAATTACTCCAGTGGACGATACTGCGACCATAGTTGTAAAGAATGGTTCTTCAGTAGTAACTCCATCTGGCGGTGTATATTCGCTCTCCTTGACTGATGGAGTCAATATCATCACTATCACTTGCACAGTCGGAACTGTATCCGAGGCTTATGTACTTGTGATTGAGTACACTGAAATCCCTCAGGCATGAGGTGATGTAAGTGAGAGTTAAGGTTTTGAGGACATTTGTTGACAAGCATACAGGCAAACTCCATAAGAAAGGCAAGGAGATGGAAGTATCCAAAGAGCGGTTAGAGGAAATAAACTCAACCGCTTATGGTGTTTTAGTGGAGCCCGTAACAACTGTAAAAAAACGAGTGCCAAAGGGATAACCCTTAAAAGTAGGTGATGAGCATGGCACTGCTGGATGAAGTCAAAAACTATCTGGATATAACCTGGCAGGACCAGGATACGGAGACCAAACTGACAGGCATTATCGAACGTGGGAAGAAATATATTGACAAAATAAGCGGAAAGGAGCAGGACTACGACCAGAATGATCTGGCAAAGTCTCTGCTCCTTGATTATTGCCTTTATGCACGCAATCAGGCATTGGCGGAATTTGCTCACGACTATCAGCATGAGCTTATGCAGCTACAGATTAGAGCTGACATAGAAAGGTGGCAGGATGCAAATGAAGATTCAGACGAAGAAACCCCAAATGTTCAATGATGGCATTCTGTCCATCTATTCTGTAATCAACGAGGCTTGCTCTGGCAACATGCCAAAGAAAGCACTTGTGCCGAAGGTGGAAGGATTGAGATATTCCAATCGAACTGTGGGCATGAGCAGATATTGGACCGCAAAGCAGTACCAAGTTGAGATTGCAAGGCTGGTCAGAGCTCCGCTCATAGACAAGGTGTCCACGCAGGACGTGTGCGTTATAGGCAAGCAGCAATACACAATCGAACAGGTGCAGTATCCGGAGGATGTAATTCCTCCATGCATGGACCTGTCGCTGTCAAAGGTGGTGGAAAGATATGAACTTCCTGATTATTAGAGACTTGTTGAATGGAGTTCTCCCTGGAAAGGTTTATCACTACGAGCCTCCTGACGGGGAAAAGCCGCCATATATAGTCTGGGCGGAAGATAGCGAAGGCAACACGCTGTATGCAGATGACAAGCGGGCTGAAGTGGTGCAGCAAGGAACTATCGACCTGTACACAAAGAAAGAATACGACCCTATCAAGGGTCAGATCGAGACTGCTCTTGACGAGGCTGGCATTTGCTTCTGGTACAACGGCGCTTACTTCGATAATGACACCAAGATTATCCACCATGAGTGGATCTGGGAGGTGGCATGATGGCTAGGATGACAATTAAAGCTGGTGACGAATACATGACCAAGCTTTCATATGCAGGAACGGGAGCATCAGCCATATCCAAAAAGGCAATATTCGAGGGTGCAAAAATCATTACTGATGCAATTCGTGCCAAAATTCAAAATCTGCCGGAAGAAAAGTTTCGTTTCCTGAAAACGGGTGAAAAGTTCTCAGGAGTCCCCAAAGAGCACAAGCAGGCGCTTCTGGATGGGCTTGGCATTATGCGTATTTCAGAGGATAAAAACGGAGACTACATGACCCGTATTGGCTGGGAAGGCTATGCAGACCCAAAGACAGCAAGCAAGAAGTACCCAAAAGGACTTCCTACTGCGCTTATAGCACGCTCTATAAACAAGGGGTCCATTGTCAGGCGCAAAATCCCATTCGTGAGGAAGGCTCTCAACGAGGTGAAGGAGACAGTCATAAAGGCAATGGATGAGGTAATAAACCGTGAACTAGAAAAATTGATGAAGAGGTGAGAAAATGGCAAATATAGGACTTAGAACATTTCTGTATGCCCCTCTGGGCGAGGATGAAAAATACACGAAAGAACCCGCAAGGCTAGCAGGGGCAATCAGTTATGACGAAAACATAGAGACAAATGAAGCCGAGCTCTATTATGATGATGAGCTTGGTGAATATGATTATTCGTTCGTCCGTGGAACTTTGACACTTGGCATTGATGATGATGATGAGGTGATTTTTGCTCCGCTGCTTGGCAACAAGGTTGAGGAAGTTACATTTGACGAAGCGGAGCTCAAGGTTGTCCAGGACAGGGCATCTGATCAACCTGTTCCTGTGGGCTTTGGCTTTATCGAACGCAAAAGGGTTGGCGGAGCTGACAAGTTCAGGGTGAAATTCTATAAGAAGGTCACCTTTCGTCCTATTAACAACAGCGGACAGACCAAAGGCAGAAATATGGAGTTCTCTACTCCTACTGTTGAAGGAGTCATTCAGACTCTTTCTGATGGAAGCTGGAGGACAAGAGCAACTTTGGACGATTTGGAAACCGCAGTAGCATTCCTCGAAAGCCTATTTGTGCAGAGCGTACCAGAGGAGGGCGGCGGACAGTAAGGTGGACAGACATAACGAGAGGGCAATGCCCTCTCTCTTTTTTGAGAGGAGGAAATTCCAATGATTGATGATTTGAAATATATTGAGTGCAATGGAGAAAAATATCCTATCGCATTTTCAATGAATGTCTGGGTTGATATACAGAAGACTTACGGAACACTTGATGCCTGGACAGATCTTGTTTCACGAGAAGGAAAGGAACCTGACTTTGAGGCGCTTAGATACGGACTGTATCTAGCAATGAACGAAGGTATTGACATAGAAAATGAAAAGACAGGCGGTAGCCGGCCATATTTGACCGAGAAGCAGGTTGGAAGATTAATTACTGACATTGCGACGATTGCAAGACAAATGCAGAATATCGTTATTGAACAGGCTGGAGTTGACACGCAAAAAAACATAACGACCGGGCAGAGTCAGAACCAATAGATTTTGCCCGGATTTTGTATATCGGAGTTAAAAAGCTCGGCTTCTCGGAAAAGGAAGTCGGGCGAATGACCATTGCCAAGTTTAATGCATTATATAGGGCTTACCAGGACGATTTCGACTTAGAGCTGATGATGCGGCTTAAAGGTATTACATACGAAAAGTTGAAAAACATGAGTTCAGCTTCAAATGATGAAGAAATTGTCTACTTCTGAGGGGGTGAGAAGGGATGGCTTATGATATAGGTCCACGTATTGGCATAGAAGGCGAAAAAGCGTTTCGAGACGCAATAAACACAATAAACGCACAGATGAAGGCACTGAGTTCAGAGATGAAAGTTGTCGCTACAGAATTTGACAGGAGCGACAACAGCATGGATGCACTAAAAAGACGGCATGAAGTGCTTGAAAAACAGGTGCTAAAGCAGAGGGAAGCCTTGGACAAGCTCAAGGAAGGACTGCAGGCAAGCATTGATGCGCATGGTGCGGACAGCAAGGTGACTGCAGATTGGCAAAGAGTGGTAAATGAGGCTACTGCCAAGCTGAACACTCTTGAAAAGGAACTCAAAGACAATGC